ATGGCAACCTGTACGCCCTTCCTCCGCAAGGTCAACACCAGCAAGTCGGAACAACCGCTGAACGTCATTTTCCGCCACGGCAAAGTCGAACTAGTGGTACCCACGGGGTATCAGATTGAACCCAAAATCTTCAAGAACGGGCGCGTAGTCGGTGACCGTTCGCCGCTGAACGACTTGGTGAACGACATCTGTAACGACCTGATGTCAGCCTACACCCAGATTTGTGACCGTGGTGTTATCGGCTTCGATAAGCACGAACTTCGGGAAGAGTACGAGAGGGTGAAGACCACCCGCCTAGCAAAGGAGAAACGTGACCAGTTCGAGAAGCGGACGAACGTGCTGGAGCATACGAGCACCACGATTAAGTCAAAGCTAGCGGAGGAAGATATTCAGGAACGAATTCGTGACCTAGAACAACAACTAGCGGCCCAACGCCAGCAGACGAAATCCCTGATTGAGCAATCGGATACCCTGGAAAGGCCGAAGAACTTCATCACCCTGAGCAAAGACCCGCTGTACGCCCAGACGTTCAACGAGGTGATGGGCAGAAAGACCCTGAAGAAGCCCGAGCAGACCGCTGACCTCTTCGTTACCTACGTTCAGAGGATGTTGGAAACCCGGAAGAACAGCCTGGGTAAAGCGACCATTCGGGGTTACCAGTCGATTGTGAACCTGCTGAACCGCTACGACGCGAACCTGAAGCTTCAGGACGTGAACCGCGAGGCGCTGTACGGCCTGGAAGCCCATATGATTTCCGAAGGCATCCTGAACCCCTCAATCGAAAACTACATCACCAAGGTAAAATCGATTCTGAACTACTGGGCCGATGACGCCCCCGTGAACCCCAATTACAAGAAGTACAAGTTCCAGTTACCGATGGCCGACAACGACGTGGTGTACCTGGAAGACCACGAACTTCGGGCGTTTATGGGCTACCAGAAGCCCCTGAAGAAGTACGCGCACCAACCCAACCGCACTAGCGGCCCGGACTACGAGCGGACGAAGGATATTATGGTGTTTATGTGCGCCACCGGATTACGCATTTCTGACGCCTTCCAGGACTTCAAACCGTTGGTGAAGAAGAACGCCCAGGGTCAGGAAGAACTTCACGTCACGCCCGTAAAAACCATCAAAAAGGGTATCCGCTGCGTGATACCCGTGACGCCGCTAGTGAAGATGATTCTTCGGAAGTACGATTACAAAATCCCGATGATGGAAGACTTCTATTTCATCCAATTGCTTCGGGAGTTTGCCCAGGATATTCCCGAACTCCAGACCGAGGTTATCCGTGGCGAATACTGCGGTAAGGAATTGATTCGGGACGAACGGACGAAGAAATGGCAATATCTGGGAAGTCACTCAGGTCGCAGAACGTTCATCAATTACTGTTTCCAGCAGGCTCTATCGATTCCGAAGATTCAAGGGATGACCGGCCACATCGAAGTCCAGACGTTGATGAAGTACGCAAACAAAACGGATAACCTGGGCGCCGAGGTGCAGAAGATTCCGTTGTTCCAATTGATCTAACCGAAACGATTTGTTTTCGTCCTAGTGGAACCGAGGATATATTTGGACAGACATACCGTACTACCCTCCGTTTTGCTATGAACTCGGTACTGATGTCGGGTAAGATGTTTCGGCCACCATACCGACTTACCCAATGAACTTTTTTGTGACTGTCGGGAAGCCCTGTCTGAATCAGACGGGGTTTCTTTTTTGCCCGTAACCTATTGGTATTATGTACGTTATACGTGCATTTCGTCCAGGTGTACCATCGTAAGGGAATAGAAGTAGGAACCGGATAGATACCCTATTGGAATACAAGATGTTTCACCAATACCTACAGGTGTACCATCGTAAGGAAGTAGATGGATAACACTGAAAGGAATACCATACCCCTACCTATACCTCCACTAGTACCGGAGAACATTACGTACTTCCTCCAGGCCCCCGTTGGCACTCTGTTATACCTCGGTTAACAATAAGATAACATCGATACTCTTCTGTTATTGGAAAGAAAACATCATATTTGGTAAGTAGGGAAAACGTTGCCCTACAAAATATTTTCAATCGGTCGGTCGAATTCGATGCTTTTGCCCGTGCCTCCGACTATTTACATACAGAAGCGAAGTCGAACGCTTTCCAAAGAATCGACTGGGGCGCCCTGGGGTTTTGTTCATTTTACCCAGGGCGCGTTCCAACCCACTCAAAACGGATACCCGTGATGACCGGATGTCATCGGTGGCCGTGGAACGCCGCTAATGCCCTAAACATCCAAAATGAAATGCCATTCAAAGAAGAACTACTAGTACCGTCAGCCATTGACATCCCCCTAGTCCTGAATTCCCTCGGGTTCAGTGACGAATACATCAACCACCACGCAGACAAATACAACTACGTGTTGGATAAGATTTACGAAACCCGCATCTACAACCGCATCGGCGCCGATGGTTTCTCGAACCTGCCGATGAAAAACCAGCGGGAGTTCCTGGGCCGTCGTTACGCAGACGACATCGTGAAGAACCTCCTGACCTGGGGCTACATCCAGACAGACGGCTACTACATCCAGACCAACGAGAAGAAAGGTATCAAAGGCAAAGCCCTGGGTTACCGCATTGCCCCAGCCTATCAATCCAAGGGTGTCTTCCGGATGGTGCTGAACGAGAAGTTTGAAGCCAAGCTTCGCAAACACCAACTGGATTACACGAAGCAACACCTGAAGAACCGGTACTGGGCCAACCTGAAGAAGCTCACGATTGAGGAAGCCGCTGCCCAGGCGTACATCGATGCCAAGTTGGAATGTTCGCTGGAGCTGTTGGAATCCTGGAAACCCACCCTGACGGAGGTAACCACGGTTGACGCCGTAGCTAGCACCTACCCAGCCCTGAAAACCACGTGGAAATCCGCCCAGGCGCCGGTTTACTCTCTTACGATGGTACAGCAGCTCCAGAAGGCTGTACAGCGCAAGGTTAACGAGGGTATGAACGCCTACGACCTCCTACTGTCCAACCTTCACGACCAACACAGCAGCGACCAGAAAGCCATCCGGAAGATTGCCACCCAGAAGTACTTCTTCCATCAGCCCGATAAGTTGTCCAGGGTGTACACGAACCTGAGCAACCTCAGCACCGACCTCCGCAACTTCCTGCGTCATCAGGACGACCACGGCGCCGCGCTGGTGAACCTGGACATCCGCAATTCCCAACCCTACCTGCTGAGCCTGTTGCTGATTGACCACTACCGAGGTCAGGTACTACCCGAGGATGTTCAGCAGTACATTCACCTGACGGCCACCGGCAAATTCTACGACTTCGTGATGGATTCCCTGGAGGTAACCGAGAACCGGAAAGCGTTCAAGGTTCAGTTCTTCGCTTCGGTCTTCTTCTGTACCAATCATTACAGCGCCCGCACCGAGGAAGGCAAATGGTTCCGGAAACAATTCCCCAACGTGGCCGCACTAGTGGAACGCAACAAGCAGGGTAACCACGCGAACCTTGCAATCCTGATGCAGCGTCGGGAAGCCGGAATCATTCTTCAAACCATTGGTAAGGAACTCCAGCGCCGTGACATCTGGTACCAGACGATTCACGACAGCATCGTGGTACTGGCGAAAGATGCCCAGCAGGCGAAAGAATTGATTCTGGAAGCGTTCTTCAACGAAGTCGGGGTTGCTCCTACCGTGGAAGAAGATGTCTTCACCACGGGGCCGAAATCGGTTCAAATGGAAACCACGGACATCTACTCGCTAGCGATGGAATTGATGAACTCCTGGGAACCGGAATCGGATTTGTTGGCTGCGTAATCGAAACCCGCTATACTTGCTTCGAACCCAAATCGGATAACAATGGCGAAGCGAACCAACGAACAACAGGAAATCAACCTGGAAGACTACTTCAAGTACATCAAATCGCTGGCTAACCAGAAGAAGGAAGACACCCAGAAGATTGATGTCAAAGGCGCCCTGAAGCTCTTCAAGCAAAGCCAAGCAGCCTTACAGGAATCCCAGAAGTTCCTTCAGCAGGCCATTGAACTCCTGGAGGCGGGTAACAACTCCAGCGGTACCGATTCCGAATCGGAAGAAGGTAAATCGGCCAAGTACATCGAAAACCTACGCAAGTTCCCGAAGCACCCCGAAGCTGTGCTGAATGTGTCCTGGTTTGGTAGGTCGAAACTTACAGGTTTGCCGAACAGACCGAACGGAACGTTAGCCACGGAGGAAAACAAAAAATTGTTTGCCCAGCATTACCCGAATCATCCCCAACTGGACAACGCTGACGGCCCCGTGACCGGTGGTGGTAACAAAGCCGCTAGAGCAGACGGCCCGGTGACCGGTGGTGGTACCAAGGCTAAGAACAAGTAAGTGTACGGAGAACATTTCCGCTAGTGAAACCCCGTCTGGATTCGTCTGGACGGGGTTTCTTATTTACCCACGTGTTATACTACCTCCTATTCATTCTCCTGCTGAATACCTACGCCCTGCTGTCCGGATTCAAAGACAGTATCCTGTGGAGCCGCAAAGGCGCCGAAGCGTTCCGCTGGAATGAACACGTCGTATTCGTCCTGGAACGAATAACCCTGGTAGCCGTGGCTATCCTCTGTACCCAGTTGAGCGCATTACAGGCCCTCTGTGCTGTCCTGAGCTACGCGCTGATGTTCTCCCTACCGCACAACACAGCCTATTACTGGGGCCGCTCCAGAATCGATTCCCAGCCGTTCGACATCCGGTATTCCAGTACAACCAGTACGGCAAAGCTGGAATTCAACTTCAAAACTCGGTTGGTGCTGTTCCTAGTAGGCGCCCTGGCTTCCGTATTCAGTTACGTATGTACCAGCTAGAGTTTCGAGGCCAATGGTTATCCCTGAACGCCGTCTATACCAAACACCACCACCAACGCAACATCGTCAAGAAAGAATACCAGCAACGCTTCCGAACGATGCTGCTGGGCGCCCGAATACCCGAACTTCCTGCGTTCCGCCTGCGCATCGAATACAACAGCCGAATGGACTGCGATAACCTGACAGCAGGCACGAAGGTACTAGTGGACACGATGCGCGAATTGGGTATCATCCGAGAGGATAACAAACACATCTACAAAGGTATATCCATCGAACCCAACCTGGAGTTGGCTCATAATACCTACCAGATAACCATCATTCCGGAAGAAGCTGCAAATCCGGTAGCTAAAACGAAAAAAAGTTCTGGAAAACCGGGTAAAACCAGGTCTTCGGTACCACCCTCGGACTATTTAGAGGAAAGCAATACCAATGAAGACCAAACGAAACCCATTCCGAAGCCTAGTGGCCGTACACGTCGAAACCGATGAACACGGGGTTATCCTGACTCCCGTGGAAGCCGCCGAACGACAGGAACGCCGCGAACACCGAAACGCCCTCCGGAAAGAACTGGGCCTGGACGGACTCCTGGAACAAATCCAGAAGAACACCGAGGCGATAAAATCACTCACGGATTCCATCCAGCGGGAATACCAGCGTATTTACTAGTATGAAACAGAAGATATACGCAGCCATCATCGGCCTGATGTTGATGGTATTCGGCGCCCTGGTAACATTCATAACAAACTCCGAAGAAGGTTGTGATGTCAAGCAATAACCCAGTAACCCCGAAAGACCTGCTGACAGCCGTGGTAACCCAAATCAGCCGCCTACCCGAGAACGAATACTGGGAATTCATCCGGAAATGTCGGAAAGACTACGAAAGCAAGATGGAAGCCTACCGGAAAGAACATCCGGAGTTCCATAAAGAAGAAAACAATAACAACTAGATGAACACATACAGAGCAATCAACCGGATGTGTATGGAAACCCTGAACATCATCGAAGACCATTACAAGTACGCCCAGCAGAACCACGATGTACCGGCAATGCTGGAAGCTATCCAGCAGTACGTTCAGGTAACCGCCGTATTCGAGAATAACCAGAACTGAGAGTAACCCTAATGGAAATAGAAATCATCTTCGAACCCGGCATCACCGACATTCACCCGGAAGAAATCCTAGCGGACGTAATCGGTCACTTCCTCCGCTACCCGGAACAAACCAAAGAACTTTCTGAGCAACTACAGCGGAACGGATTCCTGGAAATCAGCCGAGGCGACGCACACGTGTACATCACCGATACGGATAACAATAACACCACCACTAGTAACCTAGAAAACAACAACTAACCTTATATGACCGAAGTAGAACTGCTGAGCAAAATCTATCAGCACACCCAGGAAGGATTGACTCCCGACTGGTTCATTGACGAACACCTTCACGAAGACCAGAAGGCCGAATTCCGAGTACGTAAAGCCCAAGCCGTCCAGAGTATCGTCAACCTGCTGGATACTTACCGAGCTGAAAACCCTCACCTGGGTATCACCTCGAACAACGAAACTCCAACCAACCCAACTACCGGTACTGATACCGAATCAGACCCAGCGTAACCCCTACCCACCCAGAACTTCATCGTTTGGGTGGGTTTTTCATTGGTAACAACTCCTACGGGGCCGCTGAAAACCTCCTGGGGTACCGATTTTACCCTGGCTGAAACTACCCGTGGGTGTAACGACATCTGAAGCCTACGCAGACACACAATCCAACCCCAGCGGCCCCTATACCCGAGGTTACCCCCTGAGCCTGGAAATCCCGCCTGGAGACGCTGGATTCAATACTACCTGTACTCAGAATCGGCCCTAAAGCTACCCAGAACCCGGTTTTGATGCCCGTAGGTTTTCCCGTTCTCAGAATCAATTCCCTACCCTGCCCTAGTGACTACCTCTGCCTGTAGCCCTGACTTCACTCCGGTCATACCCTCGGTTTTCCCAGTGTTTTCTTATTCGAATGACCCAAACACTGTTCCGAATACTGCGAATCGATGCTGGATGTGATGAACATTCGCCTAGACGCATATCGTCGGATACATATTGAATCCGGTCAGGATTTGGCATCGAAAAATGTTCGGATTCATTTGTTACATTGGTAGTACGCCCGTTGTAATGTTGTAACAAACCGATTAACTTCGCATACCTCAGCAGGACAAATCCAATTTCCGATGAAGTTCGTCGCCTACCTCCGAGTATCTACCCAGCGTCAAGGTCAATCCGGTCTGGGCCTGGAAGCACAACGTTCGATGGTTACCAGCTTTGTCGGCACCCAGGGTGTTATCACTAGTGAGTTCATTGAGGTCGAATCCGGTAAGAAGTCTGACCGTCCGAAGTTGGCCGCTGCTATTACCGAGGCGAAGCGTACGGGCGCGAAGCTGGTCATAGCCAAGCTGGACAGACTTGCGCGTAACGTCGCCTTCATTGCTACCCTGATGGAAACGGGCGCCGATTTCGTCTGCGTAGATAACCCGACAGCCACCCCGTTCACGCTGCACATCTTCGCGGCCCTGGCTGAGCAGGAAGCCCGAATGATTTCCGAACGTACGAAGTCAGCCCTGAAGGCGAAGAAGGTCCGAGGTGAGTCCCTTGGCAACCCCAGCAACTTCAGCGATGACGGGCGCCTGAAAGGTCGTCAGACGCAACAGGAGAAGGCACGTACGGCAAAGGAGAATGTTCAAGCTGCCCAACTGGTCAACCTACTGTTGGCCCAGGGTAAGACCTTACGTGATGTCGCTGCCCAGTTGAATTCCACCGGGTACCGAACCCGACGAGGCAAGGAGTTCACGGCCGTACAGGTGATGCGACTCTCAAACCAACAGGTAGCGTAACCTGAGCTTCTTTCTTGCTATTTTGTTGCTGGATTTAACCTGCTAGCAATGCCTACTGAAACCCGCTTACCTAAGTTCATCCAGGAAACGCCCCAGACGAAATACGAAGTACAGGATTTGACATCCTATCCTTGGGGTTACGACGCCAACGAAGAAATCCTGTACGTAGGCGCTGTTACCGGCGACCTATACGACGCTGACAAGGTTGACCACTACAATGTCGATTTCCCATACAGCCACTTCGGGTTCGAAGACCACGAAGTTGACGGTACTGTGGAAGTCATTGCCGAAAAGGTAAAGTTCGTAACCGACTCTACCGAAGTAGCTGAAGACGATGAGAATTACGACGAAGACCAAGGCTTCATCCGTCAGGGTAAATACATCATTCTGCTGAACCCTGGTAGTAAGCAATTCCATCATTGGCGCTAACCTTCACGCCACACCTACTCAGGCCCCGGTGTTACCCCAACATCGGGGTTTTTCTTTTTCAGCTTACCCTAAAAACAGCAAAGGCCAGCTTGGGGCTGACCTATGTGCTAGTGGCTGCGGTTGGTTACTGCTGGACGTACTTGCGCTTGAACTTCTCGCGTATCACTTCCATATCCGGCTTGTCGTACTGTTCCACCTCGGTACCTCGGAAGAAGCTCAGCAGGTAACATTCCTTCTCAATATAGGCGCCGCCGTTGGCCGTATCCTTCGGACAGGGCATCAGCACTAGTTCCGGGTTCGGGTAGCGGAGCAGGTTTTGAATGGTAACCTGTCCGTTCTTCCAGAAGCAAAGGTACACCGGAGTCTTCCCGGTTTCCCGATGCAGCTTCATCAGGGCGTTGTACTTCTTCACCTCAATCAGCGAACCTTCGGTGTAGTTGAAGTCTCTGTCGTGGCGTACTTTGATTTCACCGATGAACATATGTCCCCAACGTCGGTATTCGAAATCGTGTTGTTGGAACCCGATGACAGGTGTGTATTCCAGGTCGGAAACCTCGGTTAGGTTATGCTGGGCGCTGTGGAGGAAGTAGCGTTCCACGAAGCTGTAGTAGGCGAATTTTGCGTTTTTCTCGTCTAACGATTTGAACGGTTTGGTTTGGGGTTGCACTAGTGCGTGTCATTTTCAAAAGAGGTTATTGGCCCTGGGGCCTGTGAAAGAATTGTTCCTTTCCGTGCGCGTAATTCATTCGGGTTACCGCATCCCGTATTCTCTATATCCAGTTCCAATTCTGGATTCTGCGATTCTCCGCAGAACATTCAAGGCTCGTTCATTGTCGTCGTGGTTATCGTCACTGACTAGCGGAGTTCAACCGTTTGCCAGCTTCGGATGTAGTCAATTATTGTCTGGCGTTGCGCCTCGGTGAATCCGTATTCAATCCGGCTTTGCATCTTCTTCGTGAAGGTGGCGTTGCTGATGCCCAGGAGTTCCGCTAGGTGGTTTTGCTTCAGTCCGTGGGTGCTGATGAAGTCTTCGATTTTCATTGGTTCAGTATTATTTTCAGTAAGGCCGGATTCCCAGGCTTCTGACCAAACATACACTCCCTAGTTGGATTAGATAAGTTTATTTCCAAACTATTTTTTCGTGGTGTTCGGCGCCTGCCCTCGGGCTTCACTAGTAAATAGTGCCGGACATCGGTGAACGACGTGTTTTCCCTCACTTTTGAGAAAATAATTTTTCACCTGGGTACTGCACACCACCGAGTTCGACCATCAGCGAACATCAGATTGACGTTGTACTACACAGTATATCAATACGTTATCCACTGTCTTTGTCCAGGTGTACCATCGTAAGGGAATAGAAGAAGGAGAACATTCCCTTCCCTCCTACCTCCAGTCTATCCCAGGAATCAATACCAGTATGTAAGCTCTAGGTGTACCATCGCAAGGGAGTATATATATACTCTTCTATGCCTCTAGTATATCCCTTTCCTGCTACTTGTAGAATAATACTTAACTGCTGTCGGTATATGGGAGAATAGTAGCAGAAACTTATCGACAGAATCGGTTCTGGCATTAAACGGACGTATTTATATACACAACACGTATATGAATACTGAGAACAATACTAGTACCACCACCTACCTATCCCAGCAACAGGTCTATGACGTAATCACATCAAACCGAAAGGAAATCCAGAAGAAGGTCAAAGACGGAATCCAATACAAACTTCGTCATAACATCGGGCGCGAAGACCTTCAGGATTTGGTCAGCGAGGCAATTACCAACACCGTACTTCGCCACCACGACGGATTGATTCAATTCGAATCCGAAGCCAAGGTTATCGGGTACATCCTCTTCGCCTGCTGGTGTAACTACCGAACCCAGGGAATGAAGAACGTCAGTGCCGAATACAAGCGGAACCGGGACTGGAAGAAAGTTCAGCACGAAGAAGACTGGTTACGGGAAGGCGCCCAAATGCTGACGTTTGACACCTACTTCGAAATCCGTACCTCGGTGGTGAGCCTGGATAACCTGGAAGACGCCGATACCCACCCAGCATTCGCAGCCCAGGAACCTCGGGATGAAACCGACCAGGATTTGACCGACGCTTACTATTCGGAATTATACCAGAAACTTTTCAACTACCTGGACGACTGCGTTCAGGATAACATCTTCAAACTGGAGGAAGTAAACCTGTACAAAACCTACGTACTGGATAACCTCACAATGAAGCAACTGGTAGCCCAGTCGGAGTTCAAACAAACCTTCGTCTATACGGCCATTAAGCGCATCAAAACCCACCTGAAAACGGTGGATTGGAACCTTCGACCCCGAGAATAATACCGGAATTACTACTAGCAACGACCAGCCCTGAACCCGCTGGTCGTTTGCGTTTCACCCTGGGTAACGCCGCCTCTTATTTACTAGTGATAGATACCCTTATGGATACAAACAACCCGAACCTTCCGGCTCCAATGAAAGGAGCCAAAGGACTCCAGGTCATCAATTCGATGTCCAAAACCGAGTTGAAGGAAAAGCGCCGCGAATACATCGAGTTCACCCGGACAATGATTGGTCGTGGCTTCACCTATACGCAGATGGTTGACGCCATCCGTCAGAAGTATGGGGTGGCCGTACGTCAGGCGAAGAACTACGTGAAGGAAACCAAAGACCAGATTCGAAAGGAACTCGGTGAAGAACAGGAGAAAGACCGTGCGGACGTCGTGACGAAGCTCTGGCAGCTCTACCGTGACCTATACGCCAGCAATCAATTGAAAGAAGCTGCGAAGGTTCTTGACCAGTACATCAAACTCAAGGGTATGGAGGCGCCGAAGACGATGGCAATTATGCAGAAAACCGAGGTTACCCACGATTACAGCCACCTCAGTCCGGAAGAAATCCTGGAATTGACGACGAAGCTATCCAACCCCAATAAATAATACTGATTACTAGTGCTTAATACGTGTCTGACATAACTGAAAACCTATCGAACGAACCCCAGGTAGTCGAACAACACAAACCCAAAAACAAAGGTGGGCGCCCCCGGAAGGTGAAACCCCAGGTAAACCCGCTAGCGGAAGACCCTGACCTGTTGTTGAACCTTCAGCGGGTACTATACCGGAAGTCGTATTGGGAGTTCTTCAAGGCTGCGTTTTCCTACGCCGAAGGCCAGAACTTCCAGGAAGGCGCGTGGTACCAGAGGTTTCTATGTGATGAACTCCAGGAAGTCGGTTTAAAACTAGCTCAGGGTTTACCCCGTGACCGACACCTGATTGTCAACATCCCGCCTCGTTCGGCCAAAAGCTACATCTTCTCGGTCTTCTTCCCGGTCTGGTTGTGGCTGCACAACCCCAGCCTTCGCATCCTGACGGTTACCCACACCGAAGGGTTGGCCGCTGATTTGGTGTCGTACTCCGCGAACATCATCAAATCCGGGTGGTTCCAGCGCCTTTACGGTCAGGAATTCAAACTGACCACCCACAATTACGCCGAAATCGGCAACGACAAAGGTGGGTTCCGGAAGGCGTTCGGGGTGAACTCGGATTCCATCACGGGTAACAATGCTGACCTGGTGTTGTGCGACGACCTGATGTCGAGCAAAATGGCGGACAGCAACGCCAAACGGGAAGAAGCCATCCAGCAATTCCAGAAGGCCATCTACACGCGCCTGGACAACAAACAGGTGGGTGTCATCATCAATATCCAGCAGCGCCTTCACGTCCAGGATATGACGGGTTTCCTACTGGAGAAGCAACCCCAACGGTGGCGCCTGATTAAGCTTCCTAGTGAAGCCAAGTCGGAACACGACGTCAGCCCCCGTGACTGGTTCCAGTATTACGACCTAGACGACAGCCGAGACGACGGAACTCGCCTGATTTGGGATTCCCCAGGCCGCTTCAGCCGTGACGACCTGGACGAACAGAAGGAAATGATGGGTAGTCGGGTGTACGCCCAGCAGCACCTTCAGACACCCAGGGATACCGAGGGTGGAATGTTCAAAGCGGACTGGATGCGTCCGAACATCATCACCCAAGGCGAATTCGAAGCCAAGGTCAACGGACGCGGCCTGGAGTGGCAATTGTTTGTTGACGGCGCCGAAACCGCGAATCCAAAGAATGACGCCACCTGCTATTTGCTGTGCGCCCGCCTGGACAATCAGTTGTTCGTGAAGGATGTTCGCTGGGTTCGGAAGGAACCCGCTGACCTGGTTCGTGACCTGGTTACCTACCTGCGCAGCTACGACCTGACCACGACGCCGATTCGCCGCTGTTTCATCGAGAAGAAATCCGTGGGTTCGTCCCTGCTGTCGCTAGTGAAGGCCCAGGACGTGAATACTCCGGTACTGCCGTTAGACCCAGCAGGCGTCAGCAAAGCAGGCCGCGCCCTGAAGGCCGTTCCGTTCGTGGAAGGTGGCCGTCTTTGGCTGCTGAAAGGCGCCTGGAACGATGAATTTATTGACGAGGTAACCGCCTTCACCGATGGTACCGGCAAAGGCCACGACGACGCGCTGGACGCCCTGGTGTACGCCATCCTGAACGCCCGTCAGTCCAGCTTCTACTACGCCGTGGTGTAGCCCCAATTCTTATTTACCGATACAATGCAGAAGATACCCGTCACCCTCAATACCGATACCCGCTACCTGCCGACCTGCTGGGAAGAAGTCACGTTCGACCAATTCCTGAACATTGCCCGTCTGGACGCTGAAGAAGGTCTGTCGGGTACCGATAAGGCAACCCGGATTGTTTCCATCCTGACCGGTTACCCCGTGGAACTGCTGGAGGAAGCTGGGTTCGGGGTGGTGATTCCGTTGTTCAGCCACCTGGAGTTCCTGAAAACGGCGCCGGAATTGATTCCAACCGACTCGGTAACCATCCTGGGTACCGAATACTACGCCCGTCCGATTGAAACGATGGGTGAATTGGCCGCTTTCGACAAGATAACCACGGCCTTTCCGGACGATGTAAACGCCCAGATGCCCTATCTGATGGCGCTGTTGCTGCGGAAGAAGCGGAAAACGGCTGAAAAACAGGATAACATCGGCTGGTTTGGGCGCCTGCTGGGACGCAAAACCGAGGTTACCCAAGCCGAAGACGTGTACGAGCAGGCCGAAAACAGTATGGATTGGATTGAATCCAGGGCCAAACTCTTCCGTCAGCACCTCAATCCCTGCCAAGTGAAGGCCCTGGAAGGTTTTTTTTTGGACAAATCGGAAGCATTCAAACTAGTTACCCAGCATTATTCCAAGCTAACCCGCATTCAACCGCTGCTGAACGGACTTTCGGACAGCATATCGGCGCAACGTACGGCTGGATGGCGTCCCTCTACGATTTGGAACCGGATGTTCTCAAACATCCTGCGTTGTTATCTGCGCCTATTGCAGATGTCCTTACGGTACTCCAGTACCGGAAAGAAGTAAACGACTTCCGCCGTGAGCAATACGAAAAGACTAAATAATTAATGACTGAACATTACGCCCAGCGGAAGGCAACGCTGAAGAAACTATACGATACCCTGGGTGACGTTTGCCGTCGTCACCTCAGTATTGCCAGCTACGATACGGGTGAACTCCAGACCTTCGGTGACTCGGGTTCCAGCTACGAATTCCCGTTGGCATACCTGGAAACCATCACCGACATCCAGCAGGGCGAACGGAAACGTTCGAAGACCTATTCCGTGGCCTTGAACATCCTGGACAGAGAACCCCAGGAAGGCGCCCGTTCTGAGTCGGTGAACATTGCTGACCGGCTGGAACAAACCTTCTTCGAAATCCTGAACTACCTCGAACGGGTGGAAGTCTTCGGTGAAGCCAACATCGGCCCCGCCTCGGTACTAGTGTTCAACGATACCCAGGATTCCCGTCTGAAGCGCCTACGCGGTGAATTCACAATAGAAGTGGAAGCCCAGGATACGCCCCTAGAAGACCTGAAGAAGATTTTCGGTAGCTAATGAAAAAGAAGTCTATACCCCAGATTATCCGGTCTATCCAACGGGGTTCGGGTTCCGGCAACGTCTTCACCAGCAAACAGGTCAAACCCTACCTGGACAGAGAACTTCAGGAGGTAGCGGACGCCATCAAGGAATTTATGTTCGCGGAACTGGAGCTGAGCGGACGCCACAACATCCGTCGTGACCAGTCGGGTTTGTGGCACAACACGAAGGTTACAATGACGACGGACGGTGGCCTGATTCAATTGCCCGAGTACGGCGAAGCCCTGGACGCCGGACGTCAGCCCGGAACGAAGATGGTACCGCTGGATATGCTGATTGCCTGGGTAAAGCGGTACCGCATCCTGGGGCGCGTGAAGCGAACGGGCGTGTTCCGCAAAGCCAGCGCCGAATCGGTGAACTCCGCTGCCGTGGCTATCCAACGCAGCATTTACCGCAACGGCATCAAGGCCCGGCCCTTCATCGAAGCCACCCTGGACTTCCAACAGCTACTCATTGCCGAGGTGGTTGACCAAATAATGATTCCAGAAATCGTCAGCGTTCTGGAAGTAACCTTCTCTGATAAAAATTAACCCCGATGGCAGTAGCTACCCCTATCACCTATTCCGTAACCGAATCACCGTCCTTTATACAATCCGTGGGTAACCCGATGACGGTTCGTGTTACCAAAGACCCGTATTCCATCGGCCAACTGTTCTTCGTGGAAATCTGGACACTTCCAACGAAGAACATCCAGCTTTCCGGAACTCCCAAAACCGGTGCTACCCTACTCCGCACCCTGACCAAGAACGGCCCCGGTGATGGAACGTGTTCGTTCGATTTGAGTAGCGCCCTCCAGACGCAGTTCCGTCACGATACCCAGCGGGTACCGAACCCGTTACTAGTGTACCAAAAGGACGAAACGGCCTACGTGGCGTACTACTTCCGGACGGGTTACATCACCTACAACACCCAGAATCAGCAGGTCAAAAACTACCGTCACGAATCACCCGTGAAGGTGGCCGTACGTGCGGCCCTGCCGTTGGATGAATCCGGTGATATGCTGGGCTACGTGTACCAGTTCGACGGCGAACCCGTGAACTTCCTCACCAATATGCCCGATGGTATCCAACGGCGCCGCAACGAAGACACCCTGTTGGCCTTCTTCCTGGCTACGAACCCGGATAGCAGCAACGTCCAGATTCACGTCAAAGCAGACCTTCAGTTCAAGTCCGCAGCCCCGGAACAGGGCTACACTCTCCATACCGAGGAAATCACGTCTGGAGGTCTGTATTTGATTAACGTAAAGCCCGAACGGCTGGTAGCCCACATCAATTACAGCCACATCACTAGTTATTCGGTTTACCTCGACTACGAAGACGAAGAACAGGGAACCATCCGTCTGAGCAACCAGCAGGAATTCCAGGTAGCGGAGGAAATCCCCCTCCCGATTCCGGTGCTGTTTATGAACCGGAAGGGTGGCTGGGACTCCATCCAATTCCGCCGTGACACCGATACCGAGGTGAAGACGAAGGTGAACACCTTCAGCAGCGTCAGCAACACCCGCGCCTACCAAATCAACAGCCAGAAGTCGGTGACCTACTACAGCCAGTGGTTGACCCAGGCCGAACTTCGGTGGCTGGACGATTTGAAGCACTCCCCAGCCATCTACATCGGTGGCAAATACCAGCGGCCCCAGGACGACACCTTCAAAATCGATTCCAGCCTGGGCCTGAGCGTCATCAACCTTACGGTGTCGCCTGCCGTGGAAGAAAATAGTATCAACCTGTAATGAACCGTATCGAACTATACATCAACGGCCAATTAGCTGACCTGAACGAGGACGTAGCTATCCAACTGGATAAAGTCGTGAGCGAATACCGTGACCCGTTGAAAAAGACGGGCACGTTCAGCCTGCCGTTAGTGCTGCCGTACAACCAGAAGAACATCGGCATCTTCCAGGGCGAAAACGACAAACAAATCCTGGGCAAATTTCGCCGCAGCTACGCGGCCCAGTTGATTGTCGATGACCAATTGGTTGTCGATGGTACCTTCCTTCACCTGAAGAACTCCGGCAAGGGTTTCGAAGGTGCTGTTGGGGAAGCCCGCATCACGAACCCGAAGCTCGGTGACATCCTCCAGGATAAGAAACTGACCGACATCAAGTCATTCACGCGCCTGGATTTCTCCGGCAATCAGTCGGTGATGGACTCCTGGACGAACACCGTGGCCTTCCCGGACTCCGAGGTTTGTTACCCAACGGTGTTAAACAGCTTCTATCAGCTCAAACACGGTCAGCTAGGCATCAGCTACGAAGACCTAGGCATTAGCCACTATGTAGGCGCCGTACTGAAGAACATCTTCGCGGATGCCGGATATACCCTGGCTGGTGACATCCTCCAGAACGGTACCTTCCGGAAGCTGGTGATGTTGTATTCCAGCAGCCAGCCCCAGGCGTGGAACTACGGCAAGTTAGCCCCGTTGGGCGCCGATACCCCTCCGCTGTGGTTGGGTGGCGGCTACCAGAGTTCGATTCTGAAGCGGATTGACCGTCAGAACGACTACGTGTACGTGATGGTGTACCCCTGGACGCCGTTCGAAGGCGACCTGTGTAATTCCCTCGGTGGGGATGGCGTCTATACCGCGAAGTTCACCGGTATGTACTCCTTCCGCCTACGGGCTGAACACGTTATTTCCCGCACCAACGGAACGGTGTTGACCAGCCCAGCCTTCACGGCCTTCCGCTGCATCACCGACGCGGAAACCATCCCCGAGGATATGTTACCTGCGTCGTCATCGTTCGCAACGCCCCAACTGGAGTTCCTGGATATGGATACCCTGGGAGTCGGTGACGGAACCTTCTCGTTCACGGCCCGCCTGGAGGAAGGGAAACAGTACCAGATTCAGCGGTACTTCTCGGTAGATAAAGCCACCCACGACGCCGCGCCGGTCTTCACCTACAACCCGGCCACCGGAGGTTTCCGGATTTCTACCGTAGATGGGCCGCTACTAGTAAACCCGGCGCTGTTCCTGCCGGATATGAACCAGGCTGAATTCGTCCAGGCTGTCTTCAAAATCTTCAACCTCTTCTACCAACTGAACGAGGAAGAAAAGACGGTAACCCTGCTGACTCGGGACGACTTCATTCAGGAATCGCTTCAGGAAATCGTTGATATGACGCCCTACCTGGACGTGAACCAGACGGACGACCTTCCGCTGACGGAAGCGGAAATCGGGCAAACCTACCTGAGTTACCTTCCGGATGACAACGACCACATCCTGAAGAACACCGACTACCTGGAGAAGGTGAACGGACTCCAACCGGAGGAAACCACCCAGCTTCCGTTCGCGCCGCTGCCGTTCGTGCGGGTTACGTACAGCGGGCAAACCAGTGGAGGTACCACGTTCACGGGTGAAGATTTGCTTCCGGCCATCCTTCCGGCTCAGGATTCCGAAGACCTGTCGGTGTTGAACGACATCGATAACTTCACCCAACCCGGAAGCTGGGTTCCGCGCCTGCTGTTGTACCACGGCAATACCTGGCTACGCCCGGAACTGGGCCTAGGTACGGGTTTCGGTCGCTTCACGCCCGCTAGCGGCAACGTGATGGGTGGTTATACCCCAGGAACTTACGAATTCACGGGCCTGCCTCCGAAGGTTAGCTTCTTCGATGTCAACAACCAGCCCAGTTACCGCCTGACCGAGAATACCACCCTCCGCAGCTACGACCTGGAGGAAGCCACGGGCGCCACCATCTACAGCAGCGGAGGCGACGGGGTAATCCTTCGGGATGTTGCCCGCCTTCCGGAACTCGACACCGTATCGTTGGCCCCCAATGTGGAAAGTTCGGAGAACCCGAAGGGTATCTTCTACCTGCTGTACTCGAATGACCTGCTGATAGGCAACCTATCGAACTACGTGCAGGGTGTCAGCCGAATGAATCCGGATTTGTTCACCCACCTGACCGGACGACAATTGCTGCGCCTCGAATCGGATTTGTACCTGTTGGAATCCATCCGGAATTACGACCTGAGAAAGGAATACGCCACGGTGAAACTGTACAAGTTCGTTAGTCACGATACCCAAACCGGGTTGCCATCGATACCGGTCACTAGTGGAGGTACGACAACGCCCCCACCGACCTCGGGTGGAACGGGTAACCCACCGACCTCGGGTGGCACCGGCAACCCACCGACCTCGGGTGGTACGGGTGATAACGGTGGTGGAACTCCCCAAACCTGGACGTCAACCCAGACAGCGTACGCCTACTGCCCGGATGGCTACATCGGCGCCGGTACCGAAGCTACGGCCACGTACACGTCCAGCGTTAGCCAACAGGACGCCGATGACGTTGCCTATCAAATGGCGTTGGACGATGCGACGTCCCAGCTATCCTGTATCCGTGACCCGGACGCGCCGTAATCCGGCCCTCGGAATCGATTCTTATTTACTGGTACCTGGCTAACCCTGGGTACCAGTAATTATTTATGGCTAATAGCAGAGTATTCAATTTAACTATCAACGGTGTCCAGACTGCGATAACGAACATTTCCCAGTTGGAATCGACGGTTCAGCAGCTTGAACAGCAGTTGAATCAGGCCCAATTCGGTTCCCAGCAGTTCACCCAACTGTCCCAGAACCTTCAGCAGGCCCGTCGTGCGTTGGCCCAGGTACAACAGCAGACGCAAGCGACCTCGGCTGGTGCAAATCAGGCCGGTCAGAATGCGCAACAGATGGGTTCCCAGTTCCAGGATGCCTTCAACATTGCGTCCCTGGCTGCGGGTAACACCGGTCAGGCATTGCAAAGCCTCCAGGGTGGATTCCAATCGGTTCAGGGTGGCATCGGCACCGTCGTCAAAGGCTTCAGTACCCTGAAAGGTGCTATAGCCAGTACGGGTATCGGGTTGCTGTTGCTAGCGTTCGGCGCCCTGGTCACCTACTTCACCCGCAGTCAGGAAGCGATGAACTTCCTAGACCGCAAAACGAAGGCGCTCCAGGCTGTATTCAACCTCCTGAGCCAGCAGGTAGCCAAGGTCGGGAAGTTCCTTTTCGAAGCCTTCCAGAATCCGAAGAAGACGCTGACCGAGTTGGTTGACGCCATCCAAACCAACCTGATGAACCGGCTGAAGTCGTTCGCCGTGGTACTGGAGGGTATCCGTGATATGGATTTCGAAAAGGTTACCAACGGGGTTATCCAGTTCGGTACCGGCATCGAAAACGCTTCTCAGAAGGCGCGTAACCTTTCAGCCAACCTCCAGCAGTTCGGCAAAGATGCCGCCGCCGCTGCCAAGGAAGCGGAACGTCTGGCCCTGAGCAACCAGCAGATTTCCGCCCAGGAACGCGCCCTGAACGTGGAACGCGCCAACAGCCGCGCCCGCATCGAAGCCCTGAAGAAGGCCAGTGAGGACGTTACGAAGTCGTTTACGGCCCGCATCGAAGCCAGCAAGCAAGCAGCCGCCATCGAAGACGCGCTGATTCAGAAACAACTTCGGTTGACCGACCAGAAGATTCAGAACCTCCAGGCCGAACACAAACTGAAGGGTGACATCACTAGCGCCGATAAGGATGCCCTGGCTGAACTCCAGGTTCAACGCGCCGAAGTGCTTCAGGAATCCCTAGGACTCCAGACCGAGCTTCAGAACACGTTGAACGGCCTGCGTCAGGAGCAAAAGGACAAAGACAAAACCGCTGCCGACGAACGGAAAGCCGCTGCCGATAAGGCCGTGGAAGAAAACAAAGCCCGCCTGGAGAAGGAAGCCGCAGACGCCTCGGCTGCTACGGCCCTGAAGTTCGCCAACCAGAAAGCCGCCCTGGAACGAGAATTGGCCCTGGCTGAAGAAGGTTCGACTGAACAACTGCGACTCCGGAAGCAATTGGCCGAACTGGAGACGGAAACCCAGCTAGCCAGCATCACCGAGAAGTACGAAAAGGCTGGGCCGAAGGAAAAGGACGCCCTGGTTCAGCAGGTTAAAGAAGTTCAGGCCGCTGGTAACGCTGCCCAGCAGAAGATTGAAGCCGACTTCCAACGGGAACGAACCCTGAAGGCTGCCCAGAACGAAGCCGATTTGGCCCAGGTGAAGGTTCTGGGACTCCGGGAAGGCACCAAAGAGTATTTCCAGGCTCTCCTAGAACAAGTCAACGCCGAAGAACGTCTCGCCTTGGCTCAGTTGAAGGATACCAAGGAAAACGAAGCCCAACGGACGAAAATCGTGGCCGAAGCCGCGAAGCAACGTCGGGAAATCGTGACGCAAATCGCCACGGCGCCTACGGCTGACCTCGGTGACTCCATTCTGAAGAAACTGTTTGGTGTCAGCGATGACGACCTGGATGAAGTCAAGGCGAAAGTGAACGAAGCTGCGGACGCCGCGATGAACACGACGCTGGAACTCCTGACGATGGCTGGTCAGGCCCGGATGGAAGCCCTACAGGCCCAGATGGAGGAAGCGGATTCCATCTTGGGCGCTGCGAAAGATGCTGCCGACGCCCTGGATGCCCAGTTGGAAGATTCCCAATCCAGAATCGATTCCCTGGAAGACCAGTTGTTGAACGCGAAAGGCGCCCAGCGTGAACGCATCATCAAACAACTGGAGGTAGAACGTCAGCGGAACGCCGCTATAGCTGCCGATAAGCAGAAAGAAGATGCCCGCGCAAAGCAAGCGGAGAAGGAAAAGATTGCCCTTCAGCAGCAACAGCAGAAGGAACAGGAGAAGATGAACCGTCTGGCCCTGGCCGCTGCTAGCATCGATAAGGCTGTCACGGCTGGTCTGGCTATCCAGGCTGCGGTGAAGGCCACGGTAGGCGCCAACAGCATCCCCTTCCCTGGTAACCTCGCCGCTATCGTGGTGGCCTTGGCTGCTACGGCCTCCGCTATTGCCTCTGCGAAACAGTTAGCCAACGGGTTCGATGAAGGTGGTTTCACCGGTTCGGGCTTCGGAACTCCGGACGACAGCGGGTTCCGGGTGGCTGGGGTGGTTCACGAAAACGAATGGGTGGCGCCGAAATGGATGGTAACCAGCCCGAAGTTCAGTTCTACGATTGCTCAATTGGAGGTTGCCCGTCAAAACGGCGGCACCGGTTACGCCCAGGGTGGTTACGCCCAGGTAGCGGTTCCGACGCCTCAGCAGGGCGTTGATATGACCGTCCTGGTAGCGATGCAACAGAACATCCAGACGCTACAGCAGCAGACCGCCGCAGCCCTCCAGAAACCTATCACGGTTCGTCCCTCGGACATCGTGACCTACGAAGCTGACCGCACCCGCATCAGCGACCATTATTTGAATTAACCCTATCCAATACCTTATGAAACTCCCTGTATTCCAACTTCAGGTTGACGAATTCGATGATAACACCGGAATGTTCCTGATTTCAATGGTTGACCGTCCTGCGATGCAAGTCCAGGCGGTTAAACTCTCGGAGTCGGAACCCCAGGAAGTAACCCTGAAGGCCACCGACCAGATGAAGCGGTACCTAACGTCAGCTGTAATCATTCCCGATAAGCTGATATACCGCAACGATGACCAGCAGGGCGAACATTACATCCAGTTCACTAGTGACGACATTGAGAAAATCCGGAACAAGTTCTTCCAGCAGACGGGCAACCTGCGCCTGAGCAACAAGAACCACGACCAGTCGGATACCGTCCAGGCCCAGTTGATTGAATCCTGGATAATCGAAGACCCAAAGGTTGACAAAGCTGCGGCCCTAGGCTTCCACCTGCCCAAAGGGACGATGATGGCTACGTACAAAATCTTGGACGAAACCTTCTGGGAATCCGAGGTGATGACCGGCAACGTGACCGGCTTCAGCCTGGAAGGCCGTTTCCGCGAATCCCAGGTGAAAATGTCCGAGGCAACCCCGAAGGAAATCGACTGGAGTTCCATCGAAGACGACATCAACGCCATCCTGAACGAGCTGCGCACCGATGGCAAACTGGATTAAGGTGCTGCTGATTGCCGTGGTGGCGCTGCTGGTTGTCACCTGCCACCGAGCCAAGGAACTCCAGTCAGAGGTTACGCGCAACGAGCGCCTGACCGCTGCCCTCCAGGATACCCTTCATACCTACCGTGATAAGCTGGGGCGTGAAGTCGTGGAAAAGAAGGCACTGGAAGCGACCCTTTGGGAAGTAGGCAACAATTACCGCCTGTTGTCCGGAAATCAGAAGGCCCTAGTCCAGGACGTCAAGGCGCTGCCCAGAAAGGAGCGTAAACGCCTGCTGACAGCCTCCAGCATTGAGCAGACAACGAAGGTCATCGAACACGTCAGCGTTCAACCTGGAGCCTCTGAGACGCATACCTGGGCCTACGCCTCGGATACCCTGAGTTACCGCATCCGAACCCAGGGTGACACCCTCCGAATCGATTCGCTGAACATTCCGAATCGATTGCTAGTGACGCATCACCGGGAATCCGATGGGAGTATCCGAATTACGGCCCGCAACACGAACCCAATGGTTCAGAACGCTGACGTAGATGCGCTGATACCTCCCGAGAAGAAACCCTGGAAAGGATGGAAATGGATAACCCTAGGTATCGGAATCGTTATCGGCGCCGCTGCCACTAGGTAACACCGGAATCAATTCTGAATCAAACCCCAGTCGTGAATTCGGCTGGGGTTTTTTCGTCTGCGAAAAAGTTCGGCACCGGTCTTATTTACTCTTGACTATTAATCTTATCGCTACCGAATGAAAGACAAAGGAACCGGAACGTTGGCTAAACTCTCGGCCATTGCAAAGGAAATCCTTCGGCTTTCGGAAAAGGAAGTAACCCTATCAGATTATCAAACCAAAGAAGGTTCGGTCATCAGCGTGAACGACGATACTCTGGAAGTCCAGGGTGAAATCGCTGACGGTCAATACGAACTGGAAGACGGTCGAATCCTGGTAATCACCGAAGGCAAGCTGGAAACCATCCAGGACGCCCCTGAGGCGCCCCAGGAAGAGGAACAAGCTGCTGAGGATACCCCTACCGAACCCGAAGTAACCCCTGAGGATGAATCGAAACTGGACGAACTCCAGACCCAAATCGATGAACTCAAAAAGCAGATTGAAACGCTGCTGAACGGTAACGCCGAATTGAGCAAGGCGAACACCGAATTGACTACCAAACTGGCCGAAATCGAATCGAAGCCAGCCGATAAGAAAGTGATTCTATCTGCCCAAACGGGCGCCGTGAAAACCCCGGCACAACTAGCCTGGGAACGCTATCAGAACCGCTAATAACGCTACTGAATCCCCTCTAAACTCTATATGAACTATACCCCTCAGACCTGGGAAAACAATACCCTCGGCCCTATCTTCAGCGAAATGCTGTACGCCAACGATACGGTTGCGAAATCGTTGGTTCGTGTACTTGAAAACATCAAGCACAAACAAACGGTAACGACCCTCGGCGGTGACCTGACCGACCAGCCGTACGCCGTAAATCCGGTATCCGCTGGTAACCTGAACTTCGCTGACGCGGTGATTGAACCCGAGGTTCGTCAAGTCGTTCACAAGTTCGATATGTTCGCGCTGCGCGGTACCCGTTTCGGTGCTGATATGAAGTCCGGCGCTGCCCAGATGGAATCGAGTGAGTTCCTGAAGGCCGTTCTGGAATTCGCCATCCCGAAAGTTGGCAAAGCCATCGAACGCCGCTTCTGGACGTCGCTGGTTGCCAAGCTGGAAGCCGCTGCTAGCGAAATCGGTGTAGCTGGTGTAGCCTTGACCGCCTCGAACATCGTGGCTGAATTCGAAAAGATTTACAGCGCAATGCCGGGTGAAACCCTGAGCGAAGCCAAAATCTACGCCCCAGAGAACGCGAAGCAGCTTATCAAGGTGGCAAACCTGAAGCAGACTTACCGCGACATCTTCAGCGTATCGGCTGACAAGGTGGAATACCTCGGTGTACCGGTGGAATTCGTTCCGCTCCCTGCTAACACGATTGTAGCTGGTCGTTCGACAGACCTTATCCTGGGTACCGACTTGGCTGCTGACTTCGCTAAGCTTGAAGTTGGCAAGGTGGATAACATCGGTGACGAAATGTTCCTGAAGGCTACTTACTCCCTGGGCGCCGCTGTATGCGTTCCGAACCAGAAGGTTCTCTACAAAGCCTAATTAATCCTAGTGATGAATGGAATGGGGTGGGTGGTTTCCGCCTACCCCATTTTTCATAACAAGCTGATTTATATCGATATAAACTATGCCCGCAACTCCTTTCCTTACCGCTGCATTCGGTAACCCTGCCACCCAGAAATATACCACGGGTGGTATTTCTGAACTATACCTGATTCCCCGTCATCACCTGGATTCCACTACCGACGTTCTGGACGCCCGTGGTAACGTCGTGGCCGTTTCGGGTATGAGCGTAGAAGCCACCACGAAGTTCGTCCAAATCGGTTTCGTGGAAGGTACCGCTAGCTACGAAGACGTGTTCACTACCGGCGCCAACAAGTTTATGACCCAAACCCTGAAGTTCTCCGTGAACGAAGGTGGTCAGACGGCTGGTGAAGTAGCCAACCAAATTATCCTGACTCCGAAACACGCGGCCCTGGTGAAGCGCAAGTCGGACGGCAAATACTACCTGTTGGGCCTGACCGATGGTCTGGCTGCTACGGAATCGACTCAGAATTCCGGTGCTGCAAAGGAAGACGCCGCTACCGCTTCGTTTACCCTGACGGGTTCGAACCACGGCCACGCCGTTGAAGTGATTATGGATAACACGGCGCTGTCTGCGCTGTTGACCCGAATCGCGTAACCGATTCAATCCTGAACGAAAGGTATCCATCCTCACGGGTGGGTACCTTTTTTCGTTACGGCGCCACCTAGGCGAACATTCTTATTTACCTCTGATGATTACGCTATTCACCGATAAGGATAACCTATTCCAGCTACCCAAAAACCAGGTAACGGTTCCGCTAGGATTGACCTGTGACGTGTACCTGACCGGGTTCAATGAACTCCAGGTTCAGTTACCGGCCACGGTATCGATTCTGACCAACTGCTACATCCTGAGTACGCCCGCGACTGCGGAACTCCCGCGCCTGGGCCTGAACGGGACGCTGGAGGTCGTCCAGGATAACCAAGTGGTGTACGCCACCCACATTCAGTTCCGTGAACCGGAATCGATTCTTATCGACAATCTCTAATGCCTTATACCAATTACCTCAAAACCGGTCTGGACAACGGACGGGGTTTCAACGTTCCCGGCGCCGCCCGATTGATGTTGGTGAACCGAGACGCTATCCAGTCCCTCTTCTACGACGGTGAACTAGTGGAACAAGTCGTCCTACGGGTGGGTGAAGGCTGGAATATGTTCCAACATTTGGAAGACCTCCGCTACACCGTGGTACCCGAAACCACCAAAAACGGCACCCTGTACGGGGTGGAAATCAGCTTCACCGTCACCATCCAGACGGACGCCAAAAACCGAATGTTCGACGCGATGCGCGAAACCGATTTGGCCGCTGTCGTCCAGGATAACAACCGCCGTTGGTGGTTAATCGGCCACGAACAACCGCTTCGCCTCACCCAGCAAGACCAGAAGGTTGACAAAGACGGGAATCAGTACTCGGTGAAGCTTCAGAACCGGCAACGCCAGAACGTGAAAGGCTTGAACACCGAGTTCGTAGCCCAGCTATTCAACCAGCCGTTCAACCCCGTCCTGGATTCCATCGATGGCGTCACCCTGGATATTCGGGTGGCTACCACCACCGGTGGTTCCACGGGTACCCCCGGTGGTGGTGACAATCTGCCGAACAACTTCCTGAACACGATTACGGCGCCGCCTACGGGCTACGTCATCCTGGATTCCATCGGTGTCGTCTTCGCCTCCGCTGGCACCATTATCAAACTCCCAGTAGCGGCCCAGAACGGTGAACAGCACACCGTCAAGGATTACACCGGCTTAGCGGAAACCGCCCCGATTACCATCGATGGCAACGGAAAGCTGATTGACGGCGCCGAAAAGTTCAAGGTGAATTCCAACTACGGTTCGGCCACGTTCACCTTCAATAACAACGCTTGGCTGGTATCGGCCTTCGTGGAATAATTACCTACTATACAGTGACGAATAAACGTAAAGCAATACCCGCCGTTAGCGGAAACGAATCCTTCGTGGTGAATTTGGCCGAAGTCCGAATCCCGAAGGTTAACCCCAATCAGGTTCGGATGTCACCCGACGACTGGGTTCGGTACGGAGATAACAACGCCTTCCCGGAATTCCTGATGGACTCGGTGAAGAAGTCCGAGAATCATTCCGCCTTCATCAGCCTGCGCGAAAACTTCATCAAAGGCGCCGCGCTGACCTACGGCGATGACGTGAAACCCTTCCTGGAGTCCCTGGACGAAGAAGGTACCACCGTGGAAGACCTCTGGGAAGACTGGGCTACGGATATGAGCATCCTGGAAACGTTTGCGGCCCTGGTTCGCTACAACCGCACGAAGACAGCCATCGTCGCCATCGATTACCTGGACAGCAGCAAGGTTCGTCCTAGTAAACAATACGCCCTGGACAAAGACGGTAACCCGACGCTGAAGCTTCGCGGGTACTGGGTATCCGCAGACTGGTCGAACCTGATGCAGAACCCAGCGGTGTTCTACGAACGCTTCAACCCCTCGGACATCAACGAAACCACCCAGCTTCACTTCTACCACAAACGCGCCAACGGCCAACCCTGGCTTCCAGAAGTCTCCTATGTGAGCTGCCTGAACTACGTCCAGATGGAGGACGAAATGTCGAAGTACGGCCTGAACACGATGCTAAACGGTTTCTTCGCTTCGGCCATCCTGTCGGTGACAGCATCGATGACGGACGAACAGAAGCAAGCCTTCAAACGCGCCGTTCGGGACTCCTTCACGGGTTCGGAAAACGCTTCGAAGCTGCTGGTGAACATCAGCGAAACGAAGGAAGGTGGTGTTGAGGTAACACCGATTAACGCGGGTGACAATACGCCGATGATGGAAGCCCTCAGCAGCAAGGCCCAGCAGGCAATAGCCACGGCCCACCGTTGTCATCCGGCCCTGGCTGGGGTGCAGGGTAACACCGGCTTCAGCAGCGAAGCCCAGCTTCTCAAATCGGCCCAGGAACAGTTCCAGAAGAACGTTATCAGCCACCTTCAGAAACCGATGGTGGCCTTCCTGAAAAAGGTGCTGAAGTTCAACGGGTATGCAGACGCGGAATTCGCCGTGGAACCCTTGAATCTGGTGATTCAGGACATTCCTGACTGGGTTTTCTTAGACATTTTGAAACCTGAATGCGCTGCCATCTACTACGGGTACACCGTGGAAGACCTGCGCCCGGAACTTCAGCCGCAGTCGGAATCAATTCCGAACCCAGCTTCGGAAGAAGTCGAACCGGAGTTACCCCGTAATCCCTACCCTGCCGATGTTGCCTAAAGCTCAGAAGAAGCTTCAGTTCTACCATACCCTGACGGACGCTGACCGTCGCCGTCAGGTAGAACTTTTTGAACAAGGTGTTTGGGACTTGGCTTCTCGGAAGACCTGGGTACGCTTCATCTTCACGTACGCCGATAACGAATTCAACCGCAAAGCTGGGCGCGTAGGCCGCATCAGCAGTACGCGCATCGGTACCCGGAACCTGGATTTGATTCCCAGCGAAGACCGGCCCAAATCCCGAGGTAACTCCAAAATCAAACGCTACTACGATGTGTCCAGGGCTGGTACCACGGTTACCCAGGGTATTACTAGCGGAGGTCTTCCGGGCAAAATCACCGGCAACGGCGCCCACCGAGGTCAGTGGCGAAGCTTCCGCCCGAACACCTTCAGCATTATGACCCAACTCTGGTCGTTCGAGCGTCAGCAGTGGGTTGACCGTCTGTCCGACTTTAACATCCGTGACCAAAACAGCGGGTAACCGATACTTATTTACTGATACCAGCTATGAAATATCTCATTACCGATAGTTACCTGACCAGCAACACCGGAGTTCACAAGGATACCGACGCGAAATTGATTCGCGTAGCCTTGAAACAGGTGACCATTGCCGACGTGAAACCGCTGCTGTCCCAGCCGCTTTACGAGGTCTATGAAACGCACGTAACCAGCGGAACCACCCTGACCGCGAAACAGGTCGAATTGTTCGACCAGATTCAGTACTGGATGGCGCTGCGCACGGAACGCGCAATGTTGAGCAATCTCTTAACTATCAATAACAAGGGTGTAACCCAGGAAGAACACGTTGCCAATATGGACATCGTGAACTTCAAACGACAGGAAATCGAAGCCAATGCGTCGGTTGTGAAGAAGAACATTCTGGGTTACCTCCAGAGTAACAAGGCCGATTTCCCTGAATTCTTTCCCGAATCAAGCAAGCCCGAACCGACCTCCACACCTGCCTATTCATCTGGTATTGTGTTCGACTACGGCCCGAAGCAATACTTTATGTAATAAGCAATGTTCGCAACCTTTAAACAATTCACTAACTGGTTAACCGTAGGTGTCATCGGTATTCTAATATCCTTACTTACCTATTTCGGAAACCGCATCATCGACGGTCAGGATAAGATGAACGAAACCCTGACGACCATCCTGGTTCAACAGCAGGATTTGAACCGTCGCATCACCGTCCTGGAAACCGCCAAAACGGAGAACGAACAACGGTGGAAAGACCAGGAAGAACGGGTTCGAGTGTTCTACCAGACCTACGACCTGAAGCGCAAGCAATAAGCCAATGAAGACCGTTATCCAGAACCTCTATCGGGCGCCGAAATCGACGCTGTTGGCTATCCTCTTACTAGTGGGCTTCACCATCTGCAAAGCCCAGGGCATTATCGAAACCGAAACCTACGCTACCCTATCCGCTATCGTCATCCCGATAATGTTCACGGACATAATGAAGGAGAAGAAATCCGACGTCACCGAATAATTACCCCAGTTATCCCATTACCCCGGCCCGGACTCCAAAGGTTCGGGCTTCTTATTTACCTACGTATGAATCAGACAAAACGAACCGGAGGTGGTAACACCTATTTCAACGGCAATCGGGCCATTACCCGCGCCGTTCCCGGACTCCAGGGCGTGAATACCGGCGCCGATGACGTCGTGGAATTCCTGGACAAAGCCTTCTTTGTTGATGTACCACCCTCGGCAAGCCTCACGGCCCAGAACGCCGTTCGTGAATTCGGGGCTTCTACCCTGGTTACCCTCAATTACTCGTTTCAAGCCAATACGAACCCGGTGTTGAGCGTCACCGTGAACGGGGTATCCAAACCCCTGACCCCGACAGCAGGCGCCCAGGAAGCCAATACGGCGCCCAATACGGACACGACGTTCAGTATGACCGTCACCACCGAGTCGGAATCAATTTCGGCCCAGGCCCAGGTTGCTTACCGTCACCTACGGTTCTGGTTTACCTCCGCTGAAGACGTGCTGAGCAAACCCGAAGACGAACTGTCCAGCATTCTGAACGGCCCCGTCAATAAGGAGTTCAGCAGCGGACGTCAGCAGTCTCGGGAGTTCAGCCCCGCGAACGAATACATCTACTTCGCCTACCTGGACGACTACGGTGACGCCTCGTTCGAAGTCGGTGGCCTGCCCAATACAGCCTACCAACTCCGGTCATTTGACTACACCAATTCCCAGGGTTACAGCACAAAGTTCCGCCTGTACCGCAGCGGTGGCCGCGCATCGGTTCCACTAGCGGTCGAATTGAAGTAACCCTAACTAATCTATTCTATCAGACTATAAATGAGTAAGAATCAAGGTACCGTTGTCGCTGATGCTATCGTACCAGCAGGCGCCAACGCAACCCATTATGATGATTTCGGTCAGGGTGGTTACCGGGTGGTTGCTACCCTGGCCCTCCGAGACGCCATCCCAGTCGGTGATACCCTGGATGCAGACGGAATCGGTTCCGGCCAACGCAAACCAAATATGTTGGTGGCCGTGGTGGAAGACGGCAAAATCTACCGGCTGAACATTCCGGAGTTCCCTGGACTGGACAACGCAGACCGCTACATAGCTCTGACGGACAACGGGCGCTGGGAAGAATTCGAAACCGGTGGTGGTGGTAGTGGTAACCCGTTCGTCTTTCAGGTTAACGCCATCGATGACCCGCTTCATTACCACATTGTTCAACTGAGCATTGAGCAAGTTCGTTTTTTGGTTGAAAACCTAGATGCTACGGTCACTACGCTGTCCGAACTTCGAGACGGTCACCAACACGAAATCACCTTCGATTACGACCACGCTACAGCGGATTTCATTGTTACCAGCATTGTTCGTGTCGGTGATAACGTCGGAGGTGGTGACCAAAACGGCACCCACGAAGTCAAGCTAATCGGCAAAGGCGCCGGTAGCTCGTTGACCGCAGACCAGGAAGCTGCCCTGGCTGGTACTTCGGGAACTCCTAGCGGTACCAACAAATTCGTGACCGATTCTGACCCACGGGTTGACGTTCCGGTTCGCCGCGCCACGGGTACCAACAGTTTCGTTCTGGGTGATACCAGCAACAGCGTATCCGGTGACCGTTCGGGTATCGTGAGTGGTAATAATAACCTTATCGGAGGTGGTTCCCAGCCGAACAACTCCGCTATTGTTGCCGGTGATAACAACAAAGTTCGCAGCTACGCCACGGCCATTATTGCCGGTGGCACGAACGAAGCGCCCGAAGGTTCTCACTTCTCCGCTATCGTAGCCGGTACGAATAACAAGGTCTTCGGCCAACGCGCTGCCGTAATCGGCGGTGACCGAATTGTGGGATACGGCTTGCGCTCGGTAGCTATCGGTGGCTTCAACTACACCACGCCCAACCTGTCGGATATGGTGTTCCTGCCCCAGGCGTACCTAATGCAGAACGGAGGTGGTATCAGTATGGTCAGCACCAACGGTACCCGGAAGGTGGTAGCCCTGAACGACGCCGGAAAACTCACGGTGGACGGGGTTGAAGTCGGTGGTAACGCCACCGTGACGGAAATCAACCTGGACGGTGAATTGGAGGACGGTACGCCAATTCACGGTCAGGTTGCACTGGTTAACGGTGCGCTTCAACTCAGCTACAGCCACGAAGACGGTTCCGGTAGTAACCTGCGCATTGAACACGACCAAGTGACGGTAAACGGTCAGCCGTTGGGTTCCGGTGGTGTTACCACTAGTGTTATCGATGGTCTGGGTGTCGTGGCCGTGGGTGTCTTCTATTCGGCCCTGTTGGGCGCTGGAGCGTTCAACCAGGTACCCGTTGTGACCAGTTCGGTAGATATGAAGCCTGCGGGTACAACCGGTGGCTGGAACCTCACCACCGGGAAGTACGTGGTACCCGTCAGCGGTACTTACCAGATGACGATGAAGGCCCGCCTGGGTGACGGTCACGGTTCGCCGGGTAACTCCTACGGCATCGGCGCCGGAGTTCAGAACATCGATGATTCGGCCTTCTTCTGGACAGCCATCCCAACGGTAAACGGCGCCAACCGCAAAGGCGTCCTGAACCAACGGACGATGTACCTGACTGCTGGGCAAGAAGTTCAGGTCTATTTGCTCCTGGATGGCTTCCAGGCCGAAGTCAACGGTGAATTGGTGGTTACCCTGGTACGTCCGGATACCCCGTTGAACGAGGAAAAGAACCTGGAATTCGTCTTCGCCTCGGGTTACGCCGATGACTTCACGGCCACCATCGGTACCCGTCAGGCCGGTACCTACTACACGGTAACGCTCAGCAACGGTACCGCAGTCTATCAGAAGAACGGGGTGGCCGCGAACCTTCCGATTACCCTGGCTGCTGGGGATACCCTGAAAGTAACCGTGACCAGAACTGATTCCGCCCTGGGTTCGGTGGTCACCTTGAAAGGCTAATCAATGGCATTATTCACAACCTACTATTCCAACCGGCTCAGTGGCATCGGGAATCAAACCCCGGTGTCACCGTACGCCTATTACCTGATGTGTAATGCCACCGAGTACAACGAATACTTCACGGTTCCGGTACCCCAGATGTCGGTGATGACGGTGGCGTTCTGGATTCGCATCGAAGACCCGATGTTCTTCGACGGTAACTGGAGGTATATGCTGGACGCCCGTGATATTCTGCCGGAAAGCTACGCGACGTCTATTGCCGTGGGTGGTGGCTGGGCGTACCACGTGAACGGCATCAACCAGGGTAACGGCGCCCTAAACGCGACCCTGGTTGAAGACCAATGGATTCGGTTGGTGTTTACCAGCACAGGAGCGAACACAGCGGGTAACATCTTCTTCAACGCCCGTCACACCCACAACGAATACATCTTCCAAGCGAAGTACGCCGATGTTCGCGTGTATGACCGCATTCTGACGCCTCAGGAAATCCAGACGGGTACCTACCAGAACACCGGTCTGGTTGCCCGTTACGACTTTAAAGACGCTACGTCAACCACGGCGCCCGACCTCAGCGGTAATGACCGGGTTGCTACCCTGTACGGTGACCCGATTAAAGGTGGAAGCGGTACCGAACATTACGCGCCGGGTTCGTCGTGGCAAGATACCGAGAACTGGGCGCGAACCGGCAACTGGATATACTACCAGGGTGACTACTCCGGTGGTTACTGCTGGTACGCTGACCCTGGGGTGGAAGTCTACGCCACCCTGGATAAACCTGTCATTGGAAACGCGATAGAACTGGATTTCGGTGGTGACCCGGCGCCTACTAGTACGCTGTTCCAGATTCGCCCCGTGGGTACCTCCCAATGGGTTGACCTGGGCGTGAAGAATACCACCCACGTTTCGACGTTGCCGCTGCCGAACTCGAATACCTACTACGACCTCCGGGTTCGCAACAACCCAGGCGCCCCAGGAAGCTACACCATCCTGGATAAAACCTCCGTCATTTAATTAACCCTATTACCTCTATGAAATCCCTGTTAACGCATCCGTATTGGTTCTTCATCATCGGTGTTATCCTCTTCGTCCTGGCTTGGCAAATCAACCTGGGCCTGAACATTCCCGCCGAAGGCATTGACCGCCTGTACGCCTTCGCTCCGCTGGCTACGTGGTTGGTGATGAAGACCCGAACAATGTTCAAAGACGAATAACCCCGCTGCTGAGCAGCAACAAAAAACCCCAGTCAGAATCGCTTCCGGCTGGGGCTACTTTTTTAATTCTTAAAAATGTTCGCGGTTACCGGATGGTGATGAAGCACTGTTCGCCTGCGTCCAGGTAGGTCTTCAACATCGTCTGGAGTTTCGCTAGTGCGACCTTCGAACCGGATACCCAGTTCTTCGCCTTCGCGCTGCCCGTAATCAGGCACCCTTCGGAATCCGCTGCGGAGTTCCCGGAGTGAATCAGGATACCCGCGAACCCAGGCACCTTCAGCAGCCTGGGTAAGTCTTTCTTAAACCTCGGTGACGGGGTGATGACGATTTCGTAACGGCCCCTGGGGATGGCTGTTTTCCCGTGAACCTTGGCATCGTCTTCGCCGCGAACAACATCCTCTAGGATGTAACAGACGTGTTTGCCGTTGTGCGTAAGCGTTCCAATGGTGCTTTCGGAGGTAAAATCAGTACGGGTAAGGATGAATTCTCTGGTCATTATCGGTATAGCTTACACCGATAAATAAGAATCACCCCTACCCGTACCTGGTTATTAGCGGCTAGTCGTTCCAGCCCTTTTCCCGAAGTTCTACATTGTCAGCAGCAAACGAGACATCCGGGTTTACCGCTTCGATTATAGCTTGCAAAGCCCTGTCGCGTTCGGCGCTGGTCTTGAACTGAATGACGTAACTCTTCTCTTTGCGGTTGATGAACTCCAGTTCAATGCCGTACAGTCTACGCGAATCAACGGGAGCGATGGGCGAAATGGCTTTTACGGCTGCGGTGTTAACCAGTACACTTTCCTCTTCGGAAAGCTGAATGTTGATGAACATTGGGTTGGGTTTTGTTGTGTGTACCAAGATACCCACGAACCCAGGGAAAGGAAACGTTGCGGCGGCGGATGTTTTTGTGTAATGACGTGGCTGTTAACGGCGGTTCATAGCCTGCCGTAAATCCCGCTGGAGCTGGTATGTATACGCTTCGGATACGTCCTCGGTACCTTCTGGACGCTGATGCGCAAACTTCTTCTGCGCATACTTGAACGCTTCGTTGAACTCATCAAGACGGTAATCATTCTCACCGAGCAACCAAGATTTGTGTGTCAGGTGGACCGGAAAATCCCACACCTTGTAACCGTCTTCGTGGTTGGTGCGGAAGATTTCATCTATCCCCAACTCATACCGGTCTTCCTGGGTGCTGTTGATACCGTCTGGGGTCACTTCCCAGGTGCCGAACGTTGCTAGTACAGTGCTCATTGGTTTGTAGGTTTAGTTCTCGGTGTTGGTGTCCCAGGGCAGGTCGGATTCTTTATTGGCGTAACGTTCCCGAATCATCTCGGAAACGGTTTTTGGCTTCTGCGGTATGGTGAGGTCAAAGGCTTGCGCTAAAGCTTCAGCCATCGGCCACAAGTCTTCAGTTACAAGAATCACGTAAGGTTCTGCGTTGGCTGTTTGAATGGAAGCCTTCAACACGTAGTCCGTTATTTTAGACTCCCAGAGGAAATGAACTACCTGGATGCTTTCGTACCGAACGGCAAGGTTCGGGAACACCGCCTTCGTTGCGGGCAACAGGGCGCTTTCCAACCGTGACATTTCGGCTTCCCGTTCTGCCTCGGTGTTGAAGTAAGGACTGAACACTAGATTTTCACCCATCACTACCCGGATACCTGGACGGTTAACCTTCGGGCGCTTGTCTTCATCCCATCCCCAGTGCTTTTCCGACTCGGTACGGGTATCCGGTAAGGATGGGTCAGGAACATTGGCCGTATATCGCTCAACACGTTGGATAACCGAAGTGTGAACGAGGTTACCGTTAGATAGCTTGACAAACATCGTTGGTGGCGTTGAAGTGAAGAAGCAAGTTACCAGCAAGCCCAACCACGCCAAACGAAAACTCTACCGAAAGTTTTCCACACTAGCGTAGTTACCTGGGCTAGTCTTCTCCCTCGGGAATGTTCTTCAACGCTTCTAAAATGCGGTCGTAGGATTCAGGCATCCGGCCTGTGAAGTATTCGTGAATAAGTGGATTACCCGTCAGGAACTGACTGGTTAACTCCATCCAAAGTTCTACCCCGAAGGCACCGTCTAATCGGAACAATTTCTGTGACCCGGACTTGATTTGTTTGTTGTGCTTCGCGTTGTAGTTGAAGTCGCTGTCCCTGCGTTCGCAGTACTCATCGAAGTTGTAGAGGTGCAACGCTCCGTCAAAATGGCGGAAGTAGTTCCGTTCTAGGTCGAATTCTGCGTGGAGGTACCTGGCTGGAAAATAGGTTTCACCGTCAAGGTCAACGGTAACATCAATGGTTCGGAATTCTTCCGCCTGGAAAGTTTTGATGTTGCCTGCGGTACTCCACTTCACATCCAAGGCGTAAACACCGTTGAAGTACCACTGGATACGGTTTTCGGACATCCAGGCCGGAGGTATGTGGCGAACGATTCCGTCAGCCATCTGGAGGATGTCAGGATTGAATTTCGGCCCGTACCAAGCATCAAGCTCTAGGTATGCACTAGTATCGACGTTAACCCTTACCCTGTCGTTGTCCAGGGCAAGCTTTGAAACAATAGCAGGGTCATCCGTGGCGCCGAAGTAGCCAAGAAAGTTTGGCGCCCAGTTGGTTACCCCAAGGTACCCCCGACGGAAGTACGTATGTGCCATTAACACAAACTTCTCCCCGAAGAAGTACCCGGCTGCGAAAGGGTGACACTTATAGAGGCTACGTAACTCCCCGTAGCTAGTCAAGCCATCTTTATCACGTGGTAGTTCTGGGCAAATGAGGTGTACCAGATTGGGGTACGTAGCCACGACACCGATGCGGTCCTGGTAACTAAAATGTTCGTCGGTCAGGATGACATCGTACTGGGCACAATGTTCCTTGAATGCTGCTATCAAGTCAGCCTTAGCCTCCAGCTCCCGCCGTGCTTCTTCGCGTTCGTAGGCCGCTGCCTTAGCCAGCCTTTCTTCCATTCGGTTCATAACTCAGGAATATCAAGTTCCGGAGAACCTGAATAGTAGGATTTAAAGATAAAACACAAAACTCAGGGCGCCCGGACTCTGTACTGACGGGGTGTAAGTCTGTACTGATTTCGCGGGTTTCAGTACAGAGTTCAGTACATACTTCAGTACAGACCTCTATTTGTTACCCTGTAAAAACGGCCTTGATTGCGTCAAAACGCTGATTTTGAGGCAATAAAAAAAGGCGGAGCATAGCACCGCCTCTTTTCCACAACCAAAACACCTAAAAAACTATTCTTTCACAAAGGTAAAGACAATCTTCGTGCCAGAAACATTTTGCTTAAAAAAATGTGCTCTGTGCCTCTGATTCCTACTTCAAGAGCAATTAATGCCCTAAAAAGTTGCATCAATGCTTTGCTGCGAAAGAACGTCACGTCATAACAGACATACATTTCAGTTGGTGCCCATCTTGTTCATCTTAGCTTAGATTTTTTTCGCTGCGCCGTAAGCAGGACAAAACCTTGAAACGGCAGTATTGCAACGAGACGTGTACTTTTGCAGCCTTTTCCCGTTCAGTACCTAGCTATGGACACTCCCAATCCCGAATTCATGCGCGAGGCCATTCGCCTCTCAATAGAGAAAATGCAAGCCGGCCACGGTGGCCCGTTTGGTGCGGTAATCGTGAAGGACGGCCGCATCATTGCCCGCGGTTTTAACCAGGTAACCAGCACCAACGACCCCACCTGCCACGCCGAGGTTGATGCAATCCGCAAAGCGTGCAAGGAGCTCGGCACTTTCCAGCTCGACGGCTGCGACCTGTATACCTCCTGCGAACCGTGCCCCATGTGCCTAGGTGCCATTTACTGGGCGCGCCCTCGGCGGGTGTTCTATGGCAACACCAAGCAAGATGCCGCCGCCATCGGCTTCGATGACCAGTTCATCTACGACGAAATCGAGAAGCCCCTCTCCGACCGGCAGATTCCGATGGAGCAGTTGCTGCGTGATGAGGCCATTGCAGGTTTTCAGGCCTGGGAGAAACACGAAGGCCGTACCGATTACTAG